CAACTGGATGATCAGCATGGCTTCCGGCGATGAAGTGGCGCTGCGAATCGCCAACCACAGCGGCACCGAGAACCTCAGCTTTCGTCGCGGCCGTCTCGTTGCCACCGAGGTGCGCTGATGACAACCAAGCGCGAACAAATCCTTAGCGCGGTGCGGACCGCGCTTGTCGGCACCGTTGGCGTTGGCACGCGCATCTACCGCAGCCGCGTCGAGCCTGTGGCACGCGCCGAGAGCGCCGCCCTCATCGTCGAGCCCGTAAGCAACGTGCCGACGCAGAACACATCGCTGCCTACGCTCGATCACACACTAAACATGCGCGTGGTAATTATCGTGCGCGATGCAGTACCCGATCAAGCCGCCGATCCCATAATCGAGTCGCTGCACAGCAAACTAATGGCCGACGTCACTTTAGGCGGTCTCTGTATCGACATTCAACCAGGCCCCACCGAATTTACCTTAGAAGCCGCCGACACTCCCGTAGGCGTAATTTTCAACAACTTCCGCATCCTTTATCGCACGCAAGTGGCAACGCTAAGCAGCTAAGCCCGCAAACTTTGCCATGTCCGCCACTTAGAATCGCCGCAGCCCCCAAGCACTTATGGCAAGAACTACAGCACCATCCGAGGATGTCCTGAGCAGCGAAGTTGCTGAGGACAATCTGCAGGAGCTGGAACAAGAAGCCGCAGCAGAATCTGTTGAAGCGCCCGCACCTATGCTTATTGATGAGTACAGCGGCCAAGGCGGCTCGTACACCCTCGACTCCTCAACCGGCCGGCGGACGCTTGTGCAGCGTACGCAGCATTCAGACACCCCCAGGTAATTCACGATGGCACTCCTCACTCGTAAGCGCCTCCTCTTGGCGGAGATCGAGGCCACCTACGGCTCCGATCCTTCCCCCACGGGCACCGACGCCGTGCTGGTCCGTGACCTCAACATCACGCCGGTCCAGAGCGAGAGCGTCAACCGTGACCTGGTTCGTCCTTACCTGGGCGCATCCGAGCAGCTGCTCGCCAACGTCCGCGTTGAATGCACCTTCAGCGTCGAGCTGGCCGGAAGCGGAGCTGCCGGCACCGCACCCCGCTACGGCTCGATCCTGAAAGCCTGCGGCTTCGCTGAGACCTCCATTACCCCTGCCGTCACCGGCACCGCCACCGCGGGCGCCCTGAACAGCATCACGCTGGCCGTCGGCTCCAGCGCCACCAACGACGCCTACAAGAACCAGATCATCCGCATCACCGGCGGCACTGGCAGCGGCACCGTCGCGCTCGTCACCGGTTACGTGGGTTCCACCCGCGTCGCCTCCCTCCGCGCCCTCGCCGGCAACGTCACCCCCGACAACACCAGCGTCTACAGCATCGGTCTCCAGACCATCTACGCCCCTGTCAGCAGCGCTTTCAGCTCGGTAACCCTCTACTACAACATCGACGGGGTTCTCCACAAGCTCACCGGCGCCCGTGGCACGTTCTCACTGAACACCACTGTCGGCCAGATCCCGACCCTCGACTTCACGATGACGGGCATCTACAACGCCCCCACCGACACCGCCGCACCTTCCGTAACCTACGCCGACCAGGCCGCCCCGCTCGTCTTCAAGGCAGGCAACAGCGGCGGCTTCAACCTCCTCGGCTACTCCGGCTGCCTCCAGTCGGTTGCCATGGACATCGGCAATAGCATCATCTACCGCGAACTCGTCGGCTGCACCAAGGAAGTGCTGCTCACCGATCGCTCGGTGTCCGGCACCGCAACGATCGAAGCACCCACCATCGCAGAGAAGGACTACTTCACCACCTCTCTCACCGACAACGCCCTGGGCGATCTTTCCTTCATCCATGGAACGACCGCTGGTAACATCGTCTCGCTGGTTTCCAACCGCGTGGACATCGGAGCGCCCAGCTACTCCGACCAGGACGGCATCCACATGCTCGCCCTGCCCTACACCGCTGTGCCCTCCACCACCGGCAACGACGAAATCCGCCTGATCTACGCCTGAGCCACGCCGCCGCCGCGCACCACCCGCCCCCTAAGCCACGCCGCTTAGGGGGTTTTTGCTGCGATGCCGCTTACGCGAAAAGCACCTACACTAAGCCGGTACATCCAGTAACTCATCCGAACAGCTTATGGCGTTCGTTCGCAAGAAGGTCAAGACCTTCAAGTGGCCTGTAACCATCGAAGAACCCGCTGACGGCGGCACGTTCGACTCCAGCACCTTCGACATCACCTTCAAGCGCCTGGGCCGTAAGGAGTTCGGCAAACTCAGCGAGAAGGGCGATCTGCCCCTGCTCAAAGCCGTCGTGCTCGGCTGGAACGGCATCAGCGACGAAGACGGCACCGACCTCCCCTTCTCCATCGAAGCGCTCACCGACTTCGCCGACGACCCCTACTGGGTGCGCGGTGTCCTGAAGGCTTACACCGAGACCTTCGACGGCGCTAAGTCGGGAAACTGAAGGGTGCGGCGGAGTTCTGGGTAGGCGGAAGCACTAAGCGCGAGGAGGACAAGACCGAAGACGACGCTAAGGTCTTCGGTCTCGCTTTACCGGACAGCGGTAAGCCCGAACCCGCCGCCCCTTACGAGGTCTGGGACGAAAACTGGGACATCGTAATGATGTTCCTAAGAATGCAGACGCAGTGGAACACCACCATGGCGGGCTATCTCGGCTTGAAATACGAGGTGCTGCTGATGCCTGGCGGCCTGATGGACCTATACTGCGTGGACGACCGCCTCGACATGCTGGAGGGCCTGCAGATCATGGAAACTGCCGCTCTCAGCGCGTTGGCTAAGGGGGAGGATAAGCAGGATGGCTAAGCAGATTGAGGATATTATTGTACGTTTAGGCTTAGAAAAGTTTGAAGGCTTAGATAAGATCCGCAGCTCGTTTCGTGACTTAAGCAAAGTCACAAAGATGTCCGAGCAGGACATCATAGGTGCCCGCGATAGTATATTTGAATTTGCTAAGACAGCCGGTAATAGTGAAGCAGTAACCAAAGGTCTTGTATCAGCACTACAAGGCTTACGGTCTCAGGCCGACTTTTGCGGCGATGCGTATAGAAGCCTAGCCGATGACATCCGACGTGTAGGCGAAGTACAACGAGGTGCTACGGACACGCTTATGGCACAACGCAATGCGTTGGTAGCCACGTTCAGCGAAACCACACGTAACGTCCGCGCCCTTGAAGAACACCGGGCTGCCCTGGTACGCATTCAGGAACAGACCCGCGCTAATTCCAGAGCTTACGACACGCTAAGTAGCGATATTGCTCAGATCGCAGAGCGCATAACAGCAGTAACCAACGTAGCAAGGGAGCTTAACGTAGCGCTTAGTAGAGGTTTCCCGGCCACAGCAGCAGGAGTACGAGCGACACTTACGTCTATAAACGCGGGCATCGAGCTGCAGCGACAAGTAATCAACGAGATTGATCTGCGTAGCGGTAAGGAGCGCAGACTTAGCTCAACAGTACAGGAGCGTGCCTTAGCCGAACAGCAGCTCAACAGAGCACTCATTGCACAGCGGCAACTTACATTCGGAGAAAATGTTCGTAGTAGACGCGAAGCTGTACGCACAGCTGCCGCTGCATTCAATGAAACAACATTAACTACCGGCTTTTATTCAGCCGAGCGTATAGGGCAGCGGATGGGCGATCTGCCCAATACTACAGCAGGGCTTAACCAAGAACTTAGCGAGTTGAGTGAACGGCTAGTTAATACATATATAGGTACGCAAAATTATATCAATGCGGCTACACATATGGCCGCTATACAACGTCAGGTGCGTGATAGCACACTTGGGGTGGCGTCCGCGTTTGTAGCGCAGTTACGTTCGGGAGAGATTGCGCCCTCATTAGCAAATGTACGCGAAGTGCTCACCTCCGTGCGGGCGGAGCAAGCATTAGTAAATACAAACACTGCCGAAGGCGCTAGGGAATTTGCACTGGCCGAACGCCGAGCTAGACAGCTGGAACGGCAGCTTGATGCACTGCGCACAGCTCAGCAAAATCTTGCTAGTACGCCTCTAAGCGGATTTAGGGAATTTTCCCAATCAATAACACCTCAAGAAGGGGACGCGGCCGTACAAGGCTCCATCCGCAGAAATAGGGAGCGGCAAGAAAGAGAACGTCGCCGCCTGGAACGTGAGGCCGCCGACTTCTACTCCAGCCAACCGACAGTTCCTCTGCTGCTTCCTGCCGCTGGGCAAACAACGTCCACAGGACGTGGCATGGCAAGAAGGCGACTAAGGATGATAGAGGAGGAGGGATCGAACTTCGGTACATATGGACCTGGGGTAGAGACGGTGTTTGGCGAATCCACACTTCGTCGCCCGCGTGCTCGTGCCTTTATGGGCTTACCAGCGCTGCCGGAAGCCGAAACCGGACTTCCCTCCCGCTTGGGTACATCTTCGCAAGCCATGGAAGCGCAACGCGCTACCGCTGCCCGTACCGCAACTGACCTAAGTGCGTACAGACGCGCAATACGCGAAGCCGCCGCCGCTAACATAGGCAGCGTAAATAGTCTAAACGCATATAAAGACGCGCTGGAAAATATGCGCAGCGCTATTGCACCAACAAATGCAGACTTTGGACGCTTGACCAAGCGTATAGAGGCTGTTGATACGCAGATAGAGAAACTTAACCTACGCACTACTCGCCGCAAACCGCTATCGGGGATGCAGCTCGCTCAGGGCGTCGGCGCGGCGCTTAGTGGTGGCATTTTTGGCGGCCCCGAGGGCCTGCTTGGCGGCCTCGGCGGCTTGGCCGTGGGCGGCGTGGGCGGCGCTTTCGCTGGTGCGGCCGCTGGTGCGCAGGTTGGTATGGTACGCCAACAGATAGGCGTGTTTACCGAGCAGGCGGCAGCGATAAGCAAATTGCGCATAGGCCTTGCAAGCGTATCTACAGACCTAAGGGAGTTTGAGGCGTCTACAAGGGCGGTCGAAGGCGCTAGCCAGTCACTACTTATACCGCTTGCGGATACTTACAGGTACTACACACAGCTGCGGGCTTCTACTGTAGAGCTTAACTATAGCGCTAATGATACGCGACAAATCCTAGAAGGTACCGCCTCTGCCGTACTTAAAACAGGGGGAAGTCTTGCTGATGTAGATGGTGCTATGCGTGCCGTCGTGCAGATTCTCAGCAAGGGAAAAGCGGCAGCTGAGGAGGTCAGGGGCCAGCTTGGTGAGCGTTTTCCCGGTGCTGTCATTAAGTTCGCGCAGGCGAACAGGATGTCCGTGCAAGAACTTGATCAAGCGTTCCAAGCCGGCAGTGTAACTATTGAACAATTCATCACGTTTGCCCGTAAGAATTACGAAGACGGTGGTAAATATGTGGAAAACCTTGCTAACAGCACCGAGTACGCAGGTAGGCGCATGGAAAAGGCGCTTGAGAATCTGCGCTTAGCTGTTGGCAGAAGCCTTAAGGAAAGCGGTGCAGGCTTCCAAAACTTTGCAGCCGAAGCCGCTGAATCTCTGCTCTGGCTGGGCCAGCAGCTGTCTGCCTTCGGGGATGCCGCCGAACGCGCCCTCGGAGGAACTCCAGGCCCCACTGGAAATGCCAAGGAGATTGCGGAGCGCATCATCGGGGGCGGTACGACCGTAGCAGCTATCGAAGAGGCTATTCGTATATACGAAGGAAAAGTACAAGAAGCTAAGGACCGGCTTAATGCGGTAAAGACACGCAATATATTCCAATTTATCTTTGACGAGACTTTTGGACAAGGTACACCTACGCAACAGCAGACAGATAAAACTGTAGCTTCTTTTGAGTCGCGGATACAGAGCTTACGCGAAGCCCTAAAGCTTGCCGATGATTACACACGTCGCGGTAAACGAGGTGCGGGTAGTGGTAGTGAAGATCCGGCTGCGGCAGACCGCGCAAAATCGCTTTTAAGTGCTATTGAGCAGCGCGAAGAAGCGCTTGCACAAGCACGTATCCAGCGTGAAGAACAAATTGCCGACATACGCAAACAGGCTGTTGAGCAAGTCCGCCAGCTGGAGCGCCAATTCGCCGATGAACGCCTTACGGCTGAACGCGCTATAGCCAGAAACCGCAGAGAACTGAGTGATCTGCAGGCAGCTGCGCAGCTCTCATTCCGCGCAGAAACTGAGCAAAACCCTTATCTTGTTGATGCAGAGCGTGGTATTAGCGAAATTTTACGCAAGAGTAGAGAAGATCGTATTCGCATCGACGAAGAGTACAGCGACAAACAGACCCAACGTGCTCGCCTATTGGCTGATTTCCAAAAGAAGGTAGCCGATGACATAAATAAAGCTAATGAAGCATACGCTAAACAGATCGGTAATATACAGCGTGAGTACGCCAAAAACGTAGCCAGAATTGTCGAAGAAGGGACCAAAGCAGCCAGCAAGCGTCTAGAGACTGCTGGAAAACTTGCAGGTCTCTATATGCAGCGGGCTGTCATAAACGCTACGCTTGCTGCAGGTACTGGGCTTGTCGCTGTTGAACCCGGTACACAAACAGAAACAACCTGGACGGCAGAGGAGCTACTGACTAGCTCAAGAACAGATATCGCTAACTACAAATTAAGTCTGTCTAATATAGCAGAAATAGACAAGCAGATACAAGCACTGCAGGGCCGCCTGCAGCAGCTCAAACCCCTTGTGCCTCCGGCGCCTACAACGTCGCCTATGCGTTCGCTTCCAATGTCGAAACAGTTTGATATACCGGGTACAGCGGCCTTAAAACGCTCCACGGCTGAGCAGCGCGGTACAGAAGAACGGCTAGTAACGGAACAAGAAGCGGCTGCTATTAGAGATCGGTTTACGTCTATCACAGAAGAAAGCAATAAGCAGGTACAAAATCTACAAGAACAGAATGTCCTACTTAACCTACAGGCAAAATATCTAAATACAGGCGTAAATGCTGAGCTTGCCCAACAGTTCGCACAGGAAGAAATGAACTACACCAAGCGCAGGGCACGTTTAGACGCTGAGCGCCAAGAAGCCATACGGCAGGGATTAGATGTAAAGGCCATTAACGCACTTTATGAAGGGCGCTTAAGTGTACTAAACGATCAATACAGTGTACTTATGCGCCAAACGGAAGAATTAGATAAGCAACAGCGCTTGCTACGCTTGCGCCAGGACGATCGCATCGGCCTCGGCATACGCGAAGGCGCTCAGAAATACGTAGAGTCGATCGGCACCATGCGCGAGGCCACGACCCAGCTCGCCCAGACCGGCATCAAAGGCGTCGAGGACGCCATATTCAGCCTCGTCACCACCGGCACCGCCAACTTCCAGGAGTTCGCCGCCTCGATCCTTAGGGATACGGCTCGCATGATCATTCAGCAGCTAATTCTGCGCAGCGTTATGCAGATCATTGGCGCCGTTGCTCCTAGTGGTGGTAGCTTCGGTAAGGGGTACTTCGATCCAATTACGGGCAAAGGGGCCGCTGGACCGAACTTCGGTTTTGCCATGGGCGGCGCTTTTGCGAAGAACGGCATCGTCCCCTTTGCCATGGGTGGCGTCGTCGATAAGCCGACGCTGTTCAAGTTCGCCAACGGCGGCGCCGGCCGCCTCGGGCTTATGGGTGAGGCTGGCCCGGAAGCGATCATGCCGCTCCGCCGCCTCCCCAATGGGCGCCTCGGCGTCGAGCAGGCAGGCGGTGGGTCGCCTGTGAGCGTTACCGTCAACGTCGATGCGAGCGGATCTTCGGTGCAAGGCAACGCCGGCCAAGGCGAGCAGCTCGGCCGCGTAATTTCCCAAGCCGTCCAAGCGGAGCTGGTACGCCAGCAACGCCCAGGTGGCCTGCTAAGCCGCTAAGCCGCAAAGGTAGTACGCTGTACCCATGCCAACATTCTCCTACGTCAGCTCCTACGAGCCTACCGAGGTAAGTAAGCCTCGTGTGCGTAAGTTTGCAGCAGGCGATGGTTATGAGCAACGCATAAGATTTGGCTTACACACCAACCCTAAAGAGTGGCAGCTTGTCTTCTCCAACCGCACTGACGCAGAACGCGAACTTATTGTCGCGTTCTTAGATGCCCGTGGCGGTGTGGAGAGCTTCGACTGGACACCACCGCGAGGCTCTGCCGGTAAGTATGTGTGTGAGGAGTGGCAGGTAACGCTTAGTAATTGTAATAACAATCAAATACGTGCCACGTTTAGAGAGGTCTATGAGCCGTGATTAACTACGGAGCAGCAGACTATTCACCTTTTCATGACATATACATATTAGACTACAGCCAGGATTACGAAAGCGATTTACAAGGAATAGCACCTAGCGCTATTATCGAGCTATTTGAGCTGCAGATAAACCTGCTACAGCACGGCGCCGATGATACCTTCCGCTTTCACGCCGGCACCAACCTAAACAACAACGGCAATGTGGTATGGGCTGGTAACAGCTATCTACAATTCCCCATCGAGGCTGACGGCTTCACCTACGAGGGCAAGGGCACGTTGCCGCGGCCCAATATACGCTGCAGCAATGTAATGGGCACAATCACTGCGCTGCTGCTGAGCCTACCTGACGGTCTATCGGGCGCCAAGGTAACGCGCATCCGTACGCTGGCCCGCTACCTCGACGCGGTGAACTTCCCCGGCAGCGTTAACCCCTACGGCACACCGGACCCAACCGCGGAGTTCCCGCGCGAGATCTATTACGTGGACCGCAAGTCCGTCGAGACGCGCGACGTAGTGGAATTTGAACTAGCGGCAGCGTTTGACCTGGCAGGTGTTCGCGCACCTAAGCGCCAGTGCATCAGCAACATCTGCCAGTGGAAGTACCGCTCAGCCGAGTGCGGCTACGTGGGCACCAGCTACTTCAACGAGAACGACCAACCCGTGGCCACCCTTGCGGCTGACGTGTGCGGCAAGCGGCTGAGCAGCTGCAAGGCAAGATTCGGCGCCACTGCCGAACTGCCGTACGGGTCCTACCCCGGTGTGGGTACGTTGTTCGCATGACCGACTGGCGCACCGCTGCACTCGATCACGCCCAGGCCGAGGATCCCCGCGAGGCTTGTGGCCTGCTGGTGGTGGTCAAGGGCCGCGAGCGTTACTGGCCCTGCCACAACTTGGCGGTCGGC